CTCATCCGAGATGGCTCTCATCGACACGATGAAGTTCAGCCTTGAGCAATGGTGCCGTGTGTTCAGCATGCCGGTGGTGCTGTTCTCTGCTGACAACATGGCCGACAACAACTACCAGAACGCACTCCGCGATCTTGTCACGAACACCATTGTGCCAATGTGCGCACAGCTTCGCGATGAGCTGAACAAGTGGCTGGTGCCGCGGATGGGTGACAAAAACGTCTTCATCGACTTCGACATCATGGCTTTGCCTGAACTGCAAAGGGACATGGAGAAGATGGTCAACGGCCTGCGCTCCGCTGATTGGCTGACATACGATGAGAAGCGCGTGGCGATGAACTACGAGCCGAAGGGTGGGGCATACGATGCCGCATACATTGCTCAGGGCCTCATCCCCATCGACCAGGCTGCAAGCGATTTGAGCGGAGAAGACATGCTCGGAGAGATATGAGCGCAGATGAATTGCATATCATCCACACGCTCGTGATGGCACGCTTCCCGAAGCTACCAACCGAGCGGGGCTGCATAACGGAGAAGAGGATGAGAGACGCGGCACGGGAAGCATATCGGACAAGACTGATACATGACATCACGGCAAAGAAGATCGTACTGGAGGAGATGGCATCAGCTTCTAAAGAAGCATGAGGATGAAGGTCTGCCCAAGGTTCAGCGTGCTCTCACAAAGCAGGCCGAGCAGTTCATTGCCAAGGCTGAAGAGATTGGCTTTGACCGTGCTTTCCAGCAATTCACGCTCCTTGATGAGAACCTTCTGAATGTCATCAACAAGCTCCACAAATCGGTCGCGATGGAGTTCGGAAGGCTGACCAATCAGCAACTAAAACGTGGACAGAAGGTCTCATTCTTCAACGCCAATTTTCTCCTGACGATTACCGAACTACTGACCAAGCAGGCACTCGATCTGCTTTCACTGATCGAGCAAACGACCAAGGATCGCATCCTCAACATCCTGGTGCAAAGCACGGCAGAGCGATGGGGCTTTGCAGAGGTAGCCCGGCGCATCACTCCGGAAGTGGCATCTCCGGCAAGAGCACTCACCATCACCCGAACGGAGAGCAATCGAGCGGCCAACCTTGCCGCCATCGAGGCAGCAAGACTCCAAGACTACGAGGTCACAAAGGAGTGGATCAGCGTGATGGACTTCCGGACAAGAAGGTTCAGCGAAAAGGATCAGTACGACCATGCCCAGCTCGATGGCAGGGTGGTTGAGCTCGATCAGCCATTCACGCAGCTCGGCAGGACGAACGGCATCACCGCATCCGCTGACTACCCACTCGACCCGGCAGCTCCTGCCGCTTTTACGATAAATTGCAGGTGCGTTTTGGGCTTTGAAAACAAGCGGGACGCACAAGGACGATTGATACCAAAAAGACGATAACATGCCAGTCGAACAATGTAGCAACGGAAAATATCGCATCGGAGATGGTGAGTGTGTGTATAACACCGAACGAGCGGCCAACCGTGCGTATCAAGCATATCTTGCCATTGAGGCGAGCGAGGGGGATAGTGACGATGACGACGATGACGATGATGATGACGATGACATGAAGGGCATCGTCAATGCCATCATGCACAAAGAAGAGACATACAACGACTACCCAGAGGCAGCCACCAACAACGCCAAGCGTGCCCTGAAGTACAAGGAGGAGAATGGGTCATCGTGCGGCACCCCGGTCGGATGGACACGCGCCAATCAACTCGCCAACCGTGAACGCATTAGCCGTGATACCATCGCTCGGATGGCATCCTTTAAGCGTCACCAGCAGAACAAGGATGTGCCATACAGCGAAGGGTGCGGTGGCATCATGTGGGATGCCTGGGGAGGCGATGCAGGCATTGAGTGGGCAATTCGTAAATTGCAGCAGATTGACGAGAAAAAAACAAGCATGATCTACGGATATAAGCGCATGACGCAGGAGGTAAAGGATGTCGATGCCAAGAAGGGCATCGTCACCGGTTACTTCTCTGCCTTCAACATAAAAGACTCGGACGGTGACATCATCGTGCCGGGGGCATTCCAGAAGTCACTTTCCGAATGGTTTCCCAAGGGCAGGATTAAACACCTCCTGAACCATGACCCTCGCCAACCGCTTGGCAAGATCATGGAGCTGAAAGAAGATAGCTACGGCCTCTACTACGAAAGTCAGATCGGCACTCACACGCTCGGCAGAGACTTCATCAAGATGGTCGAGAGTGACCTGGTAAAAGAACACTCGATCGGGTTCAACGTGAAGGGCAGCAGGAAGGGTAAGGATGCCACTGAACTCTATGACGTAGTTTTGTATGAAGGAAGTTCTTTGACGAGCTGGGGCGCAAATGAGTACACGCCAATGCTCGGACTGAAATCAATGGATGCAAGGATTGAAAGGGTCAAGAAGCTCGAAAAGTTCATCAAGCACACTGATGCGACAGATGAAACCATCGAACTCTTGATGCTTGAGATCAAGCAGCTCAACCAACTCATCGAAGATTTGAGTAGCAAGTCGGCAGTCGCAGAGACACCGGCAGAGCCAAAAGTCGAGGTCGATGTAGCTAAAAATGCTGCCAATGCACTCGATATTTTGATACTCAAACATTTTTAAACAATTTTTACAATCGTACCAAAATGGAAGTAAAAGACATCGTCAGCGCGCTCGATCCGAAGCTCGCTGAAATCAAATCCCAGGTCAGCGCGGAAGTCGCTGCAATGGAAGTTAAGCATGCTGCCACTGTTGCGCAGCTGAACGAAGATGCGCAGAAGAAGGGCGAGACCCTCGGTGAACTCCGCGAGAAGATCAACGGCCTGATTGCCGCCAATGGCAAGATCAAATCCGAGATGGAAAATGACGCTTTCGGTGGTGACCGTCAGAAGTCATTGAAGGCTGGCATCATGGACATCGTGGCTGCCAACTTTGACGCCATCAAATCCGAGACTCCGTTCAACTCCTCCAAGGCAGTCGGCGCAATGACACTCGGCAACAACCTGACCGGCACCTCGCAGATCAGCTACACCGACAACCCAATCCTGCGCTCGTTCTTCAGCCCGCACCTGTACAACATCTTCCGCATCATCCCGACTGCCACCGGCAACGTTAGTTTCCCCCGTGGGAACGCTGCCATCGGTGAGGGTTCATTCGGAACGCAGACAGAAGGATCAGCGAAAGCCCAGGTCGATTATGATGTAACAATGGTCAACACCAGCGTTCCCTTCGTGGCCGGTTACGCAAGAGTGAGCCGTCAGATGCTGCAAGACCTTCCCTTCCTTCAGGCATATCTCTCCCAGAGCCTGCTTGAAGACTGGAATCGTTCTATCAACAACAGCTTCATGTCAACGATCACCGCATCTGCAACCGCCGGCAGCACCTCTGCCACTCCGGTCGCTGAAAGGATCATCGACTACACTGCCCAACACCTCGCTCTCGGTCTCGGTCAGCCCAACGTGATCCTGACCACGCATGCAGTGTGGGCAAGCGTTCTGAAGACCCAGCCTACGAACGGAAGCTACGGTGTACCGGGCGGCATCACGATCGGTGCACAAGGGGAGACTCGCATCGTGGGCATACCTCTTGTTCCTCACTCTCAAATCGTGAGCGGCAAGATTTATGTCATGAACACGGATGCGTTCGCCATTGCTCAAGCCTCCGGCCTCGCTGTTCGTAGCAGTGAGACCAATGAGGACGATTTCATCAAGAACCTGGTGACCTACCGCGCTGAAGCCCGTGTAGCTCTGCTTTCCTTCCAGCCGACTGCGGCTATCTACGGAAGCGCGAGCTGATCCGACCTCTGATAAATACAAAGGGAGTGAGGCCAAGTGCCTTGCTCCCTTCTTTGCTTAACAACTAAACACACACACCATGCCAATCGGCTCTTACTCTTCCTTCCGCGACATCATGCGTCAGGTGCTGATGCACTCCCCAAAGACCATCCTCGACCTCGGCATTGGGCATGGCATCAATGGTGCAGGCATCCGCAACTGGCTTGATGTAGGCGTAAAAGAAAATTACAGCAATACTTGCATCATAGGCGTGGAAGGCTTCTACGACTACCACTCCCCTCTTTGGCTTTGTTATGACAAGGTTCACCACTGTACAATTCAGCAATATTTGCAGTCAAGTGATTTGAAGTACGACTGCGTGCTCATGACCGATGTGCTTGAGCACTTCGACAAGGATGAAGGCAATGCAGTGGTAAGCAAGATCGTGAACGATGTGCTGAATCCCGGCGGCATCCTCCTCATCAGCACTCCCGCCGTATGGATCGAGCAGGGCGCAGCTTACGGGAACGAGCTTGAGACACATCGCAGTCTATGGCACTTCACTGACTTTATAGGCATGCAGGGAGTGGAGATCATCAAAGATGGCCGTGAAGATGATATGGGATATATGATGTTGGTCGTGAAAATTACCAAGCCATGAAACTGCTCAACTCCATCCACCTCTACCCACCGCAACACACATGTGGTGCGGAGTACATGGCGCACTGGATCAACAAGGATGTCAAGGCCAATGGCGGTGATGTTCGTGTGCTTCTGCATCAAGCCAATCATTACCGCATCAATTCGATGTACACATACGATGGCATTGATGTCTTCCCGCCGGAGGAGATGGTCATCGAGCGACTGCTCACATGGTCGGATGCCATCATGACTCATCTTGATTATACCGACTGGAGCATCGGCATCGCGCAAGTGTTCAAGCGTCCGCTCTTCCACCTCATTCACAACACCAGCACATACCAGCGGATTGTTTGGGCTGAAGATCCGCAATACATCATCTACAACAGCGAGTGGGCAAAAGCACAGCTCAACTACGAGCACCCGAGCATCGTGGTCACTCCCCCATGCGATTGGAGGCACTACGACACAAATGTTGACCCATCGTACAACGAAGCCATCACGCTAATCAACCTGGACGAGAACAAGGGCGGCCACATCCTTCGGCAGATCGCGGAAGCACTCCCGCACCGCAAGTTCATCGGTGTGATGGGCAGTTACTCGGAGCCAGCCGACAAAGGTCAGCACACGAACCAACCGCCAAACGTGACCGTGCTGCCAAAGACTCCCACAATCAAGGATGTCTACGCCAAGACGCGCATACTCATCATGCCTTCCAAGTACGAGTCATGGGGCAGGACTGCAACTGAAGCCATGTGCTCCGGCATTCCGGTCATAAGCAGTGGTACTCCGGGACTTCGGGAGAATTGCGGAAAGGCAGGGCTTTACTTTGACAGAGAAGAAGTCAAGCTATGGGTTGACCAGATTGAGAAACTTTTTAACCCGAAAGCATACGAGAAAGCAAGCAAAGCGGCCAAGATTCGCAGCCGTGAACTCGACCCAATGGCATCCTTGGAGAGACTTCGTAACTTTATGCGTCAGTCGATCACTGACCATAAACGACAAGCATGAACCTTCTCATCGATACAGAGATAGTGCAGGACTATACCACCGAGCCGGTGAGTGTAGCCGAGGCCAAGACTTACATGAAAATAGCGTTCAGCGATGATGACACGCTCATAGGTTCGCTGATCAAGAACGCACGCATCTGGCACGAGAACTACACCGGGCGCAACTATGGCACGCGCCAACTGCATCTCACCATTGAGATGACCGCCGGCGAGCTTTACGAACTGCCAGGCCCAGTGCAGTCGATCGACATGGTGATGGTTGACGGATGCTCTACAAGCGATTACAAGGCCTATGGAGCGAATGGAGCGCAAATATCGGTGTATCACTCCGCCATCTACGAGATATGGCTGACAAGCGGCTATTCTGCCGTTCCTGAAGACATCAAGAATGACATTCTCTCCATCACGGCGTATACATATCAGAACAGAGGCATCGACTTGAGCAATGAGGGTGCCAACCTCGTTGACTTCCCCATGATGGCGGCACAATACTACCGGAGGGTGGCGATATGAATTTTGAATTGAAAGGAGTTCAAGGAGTGGTTAACGCTCTTTCGGAGATAGAGAGTAAAGTCTCAAGGCAAGTAGCAAGAGAAATTGAAGCTGGTGCCAATAACATTGCTCGCGATGCAAAGAGGATGGCTCCTGCTAATTTTGGCGAAGTACGCAATAGCATTGGAGTCGAAAAGGTTACAAATTTTCAGTTTAGCATATTTGCAAATGCTTACCACGCACCGTATTTAGAGTTTGGCACAAGGGGGAAAGTTAAAGTGCCAACAGAGATGCAGAATGTTGCCGCAGAAATAAAAGCACGGCCGAAGCGTGGAACTTGGGACGATTTTGTCGACAATATCTTTGATTGGATACAACGCAAAAAAATTGCAGCAACTCAAATCGTGCAGATTAAAAGTGGCGCAAATAAAGGGCGATTTAGAAAAGCAAGCGGGTTGCAACAAGCCTTATATCAGCGGCAACTTGCTTTCTTAATTGCGAAAAGGATTTACAAAAATGGCATCAATCCGCAGCCGTTTATGTATCCTGCATTTGTAAAAAACAGAGCCAAGATTGTGGCAAGGATTGAAGAAGTAATAAATAGACCGCGATGAAAAACCCAGGCACATCACTACGCAAGGCATTTGCTGCCGCACTGGCATCGCTGACATACGATGGCAAAGCAATCACGGTCTACTCGCAGTTACCGATTGCCACACTGCCGGACAATTATGTGTACATCAACAGCATGACCCATGCCCAGGTTGGCAACAATCAGCTCTTCGTACATGATTGCTCGATCACGCTGGATGTAGTGGCAAAGCAATACAAGCAGCTTGACTACGATGTGACGGATGGCATTGCGGCAGAAGTGATGAACAGCATCACTACTTTTCCTTACTCCACCATAACCGATGCAGACTTTCAATTCTTGGCTCCGGTGCTTGCATCCAGCACCTACTTGGTCGAACAGGACGGCAGCGCATGGCTCGTTCGGAAATTGCTTACTTTTGATATGACATTAATTGAAAAATAAACAAGGACAATGGGACAAATACAAGGTTCGGTTCAGAACATTGAAATCGACACAGCCGGCGGCTCAAGCTACAAGACGCTGGTCTGCCTGCGCACATCGAGCGTAAACTCCACCGTGACGGTGAACGAGGACGAAACCAACTGCGGCAAGCTGACAAGTGTCGGCGATCCTGGCTTCTCTTTCTCGTTCGATGCAGTTTGCGAGGTGGCACCGACTATCTCACAAGTAAGCTATAAGGATCTGCTGACTGCAACGGTGAACAAGACAAAGATCACCGTGCGCTTTCAGAATCCAACGGTCACTGGCGCATCCATCGGAACGGTCTATTATCACCAGTGCGAAGCATACATTACTGACCTGACGCTCAACCAAGATGCTGCTGGCGGTGCCTATGTCAACTTCTCCGGGACGATCCAATCTACCGGCACGCTTGACATCACTCCGTAAGCTTTCACACTACACACACAAATATGAACGGTTACATACAAGCCGACATCCTCGGCCGTACACGAGGATTGAAGTTCGGCATGCTGGCAGTCCAGCAAATAGGCATGGAGATGCAAAAACTTGGCAAGGTCTTCGGGGATAACTCGATAGACCTTGCCGCCGTGCCCGTCATTATCTACTGGGGTCTTTTCAATAATTGCTACATCAAGAAGGAAGACCCGGACTTCACCTTTGAAGAGGTGGTTGACTTCGTGGATGAAAATATAAGCACTCCCGATCTGTTCACTCCCATCCTTCAGGCGTTCTACGACTCCAAGTTTCTTCAGCCTACCACCACAGCATCGCAGGAAGAAAAAAAAAGTTCGACCTCGACACGCAAGAAGGCTGGGACAAGTTAAGGGCGCACGTCACCGGTGAGATAGGTCGCAGTGACTACGATGCGCTAACTTTCAAGGAAGTGTCGCTCATCATCGAAGGATATCAAGAGCGGCTGATTCACGACTACCGCAACACGCGGCTCGTCATGTTCATGATGGCGAAGATGTGGGGAGATCCGAAGAAGGTGCCTGACAGTCCTGAAGCACTTTGGAGATTGCCGGGTGATGCCGATGCCGGCGTGACAGAGGCCGACATCGCCGAGATGTTTCGTAAATTGCGTGCAAAGGACGAGCAAGGTGGCTAATGAAGCATTACAAATAATTATCGGAGCAGACACGAAGGATATGTCTGCCGCACTCCGGCAAGCTCGCAAGGAGATTGATGACTTTGAGAAAAAGATTGGTCTTATTGCGCCGTCTTCTGCAAAAGCAGGGCTTGCTTTGTCAAATCTTGGCCGGGTCGCTTCTGACGCACCATTCGGCTTCATTGCCATTCAGAACAACATTGAGCCACTTCTTCAGTCATTTCAGTCTTTAAGGAAAGAGAGCGGCGGTGTTGGTGGTGCATTAAAAGCACTGGGTACAAGCCTTATTGGACCTACCGGTCTGCTTCTTGGCTTTTCGCTTGTCAGCTCTGCCATCACGGTGGCCATTCAGAAATATGGCAGCCTTGGCGGTGCGCTTGATGCGCTTTTCGGCAAGCAAGATTCACTGAACAAGGAGATAAGGTCAGCGGCTGAATCTTATGCCAAGTACAATGAACAGCTCAAGTCATCGGTCAGCATTCAATCAAATGCCGCCGGCAGTACGCAAGGGGAGATCAGCAGGGTGCAGGCATTGGCCGCCATTGTCAATGATACGACTGCAACCTATTTGCAACGCAACAATGCGCTGCAAGAATTGGCGAAAATCAACAAGACATATTTTGGCAATCTCGATCTGGAGAGTGCAAAGCTTGGAACGCTGACCACCGCGGTCAATGCTTATACTCAAGCCACGATTCAGTCAGCCATAACTAAGGGATTTGAGAGCGAGATAGGGGCGGCAAATGTCGAGCTCAATAAGCAGGAGAACATCCTGAAGAAGCTGCAAGATAGACGCAGAACCCTTCAGGCCGCTCCTCAAAGAATTGTGGGTGCAGCGGCCACCGTTGACACTCGTGACATCATCGCTGCCACGCAGGCAGAACTTGATCAGGCAAGAGTAGTGACTGAACTGCGTGCGAGGATACGGGAACTGAACACAGCCATCGGCGATAGCATAAGGCAGTTCAATGCCATAACGGCACCAATCAATGCAGCAAATGCCGCCACGCAGAACAACACTACGGTCACAAATACGAATACAAGTGCAATAAATAAGCGGACGGCTGCTTTACAGAAAGCAGAAGAAAAGCAAAAGTCACTTGCCAAAATTCTCGCAGAAGCCGGTCAGGTGCAGACGCTTGACTTCACATCAATATTTGATGTCGACCAGGCTGAAGCAAAAAGCAGACTTGAGCGGCTTGGTATAGTCACAGCGTATCGTGACGCATTTGAAGAAGCACTCGCACCATCACAAGGTACTCTCGGTCGCAACTTCACCATAATTCCACCAGAAGCCATACAGTCAGCCATTGACAACGTGAACCGACTGCGTGATGCTGGACTACAAGCAGGCGCAGCATTCAGCTCCGTCATATCGCCGGCCATTGACGGCGTATTCAACGCCATTGAGAATGGGCAGAGTGTTATCAAGTCACTGGGCGAATCGTTCAAGAAACTTGTCATCGACCTGATCAAGGCAACGGTCAAGGCTGCTGCCTTTGCACTGGTCATATCAGCTGCATCCGGTGGCACCATCAACTTTGGCACTGCCTTCCGCGGTGCGCTGCAACTTGGTGGCGCAGGCGGTGCCGGCGGTCTTCGGATTGGTGGCGCAGCCGCCCCAACCTTTGGCGGTGTGGGTGGCTTCGGCGGCGGTCTGCAACTTGCCGGCCAGGTAGTCTTCACGCAGAGGGGCACTGACCTTGTCGGGGTGCTAAATAGCTCAAACGCACGCATAAACCGAGTCGGCTAATGGCAGCAGTCAAGTTCTTCATGGAGTTCGAGAACGTGCAGGGTGATCTTTGCACGGTCAACTTTATTTTCGATGATTACAATGATGCGCCCATCCGCTTGTATGGTGGGCCGCAGCCGTTCATACTTGGGGAGTTTAACCAAGACTTCGACTTGTTCAAGCCCATCCGACCACAGCAAGCCACCATTCAGGTGCTGGCATCCGCCGGAGGGGTATCTCTGGAGGACTTTTTAACCGACAACGACACCGACATCACCGTCAGATTTGACTTCGGTGACTTCGGCAGTTATTGGTCGGGCATATTAAGTCAGGAGGACATCGAAGAAACTTGGATATCAACTAACCACATCCTGACGCTTCGTGCAGATGAAGGCTTTGGGAGGCTTCAGAACCAACAACTCAACGATGGCACCGGAGCGGCACTGATCGGCACCTACACGCCGTTCAATTATATCCAATACGCTGCTGATGATATCATCGGAAACTTCTTCTACACTCGAATCTACTCAAACCTCTTTCACACCTCGATGTCATCGGCATCGAACCAGACCGGCATTGACCAGTGCTTGATTGATGCACGCACATTTGAGCAGGCACCTGGTGAGTTCGACAATGGCTACATGGTGCTCGAAAAGATCAACCGCGCGTGGTCTCAAACATTATTCCAATGGAATTCTTTGTGGGTCATTCTGCGAATTCCTGAACTATTTCGCACGGGCAATCTTGTGGGCTTCAACACGAACCGGCCAACGGTAGGCAATAGAGCGGCGGTGAACAAGCGGTATGATATCGAGGTCGGAGTTCAGGAAAAGGTCAAGCCGATTGTGCCCGAGATGCTTAAAAGCGTTATCAAGCCATCAATTTACACGCAAGCGAATTTCGACTGGGTGCCGCACAATCAACTTATCTGCAATCAGTCGTTTCAATATGGTGATTACGTTCAGAGCGGCACCAAGACCGAGACAGACGGAGGCGGCAACAGCATACTCATATCTTACGATGAGTACACGGTCGATCAGTGGCAGCCGTACCAATACGGCACGGAAGGCACCGTCTTAAATGTTACTCCCATTGGCAGGAGAGAAGAGTATAGTGTCGGAGGTCTGCGCAACAATTATTTTTATATCGGCGGATCAAATGTTACGGCACCTCCGGGCACGGTGGCTGCGATGAATACTGAAGCATTCAGCTGCCGCTTTTATGTCAAGTGGCAGGACAAGATGAAGTTCAGCGTGAACTTCCGAACATCGACTGAATTTTCACCAAATAGCAACCTTCTGGAGTATGGCAAGATACTTCTGAAGAACGGAACGCTCACCTATTTCCTGCGGTACTCGGACAACTCTTGGCAAGTCTACAACCCATTGGGGGTCAGCCAGGGCCTTGTCACCAACTACCCGGCAGGCACCAGTTCTAAAGAATGGCGCACGGAGGAATATGAGACCGACAGCATCCCTTTCGATGGATGGATTGAGGTATATCTCACGAATGGGTTGCAGTTAAGCAGTTACGTTCCACCTCCGGTTGCACCCACAAATGAATGTCATTTTAGTGACCTGACAATAGAGATCACCAACAGCATCAGCATTCAGCGCAATAGAGTGGTGAAGGGTGACTATGATCGGTACACCATTGCGCGGGATGTTGTGAAGACCGACACGGAAACGGTCTATCTTGACGATGCGCAGACGCAGAACCACAAGGGCGCAATCCTTGAGACTGACGGCATCACGCTCACCAATGATGAGTGGTATCGCCGCACCGACTTCAATGGTGATGTGACCACTGACGAGCGGCTGACATTCAAACGCCAGCATGCGCTTGCCAAGTGGTACATGAACCGAGGCTACAAGACGAAGCTCGATGTCAATCTCTTCGGCTTGAAGTGGGCAGACTCATTCGGTGACATCTATCCGATTGGCATCATCAACACGATCAAATTTGTGGATGATGCACCGACAAAAATATTTGCCATCACGAACCTGAAAGAGATTGACTTCATGTCCTGCACATGGTCAGCCACGCTGATTGAGATTGTGGACACCACCATTGCAGATAATGAGCCAGGTGCGACAGATGTGCATACCTTTGACTACTATTACGAGTAAACTATGGCCGATCCGGTAAAGGGTGAAAATGTGGTCTTTTACGCAAAGCTTGGGACAAGCTATTACCCATTCGCTTGCGCCAAAGATGTCACCATCACCCAAACAACTGACAAGATAGAGCTGGCACCATACACAACGGGCAAGTGGCGGTCTTATATCTATGGCCGGACAAGCGGCACCATCACCGGGAGTGGCATCGTAAAGATTGATGCAGGGGTTGGGAAGTACTCGATCTTCGACCTTCTGAACTTCCAGACCGATCACATCATTGTTCTGACGCGTTATACGCTTACCGATCCTCAAAGCAATCAAAAGACCTATGATGTGCCATGTCTCATTGACGAGGTGACATTATCTGGCACGGTTGGTCAGTTCGCCACCTACTCGTTCACGCTGACAATGTCGGGTGATCCGGAATTTAATCAGACGCCGATCAACGATGCGTTGACAGATGTGGACTCATGGGACTACACGGCCACCGGTGGCGAGACGGTTATATCAAATGCAGTGCTGATCGGGGTGGATGTCCTTGATATCAGACGGAACGGCATCGGCCTTCAGGTCATCACCGCCGGCTCTCCCACCGGCAGCCAGGTAAAGTTCAACTCCGGCGCAGGCTCGCTTGAGTTCGGCATGGCACTCGGTGTCGATGAGTATATCCTCGTAATCTATGTCGCTTAATGGTCAGCGTTAAAACATACATTGTCCCAGCAGCACAGTCATATGTTGACACATCCGGCATCGTGGCCGCTGATGTGATGGTGGTCGATCGCAATGGCATCGGGGTGAAGCACTCAACGGCCTTCAACACCGGCAGCAGTTCGCAAAGCATCAAAGCCTATCAGTGGTACGGCGTAAGGCCGCAGACCCGACCTCCCGGCACCTATCTCATTGAGATATCAGAAGTCATCGGCTCAACTGACCGCATTTATGTGTTCAGGGTCGGGCCGGTTCCAACTGCGGGATGGACATACACGCTCTATTTCGGGGCGATTCTGGCCGTTTATACAGCGCAGGCGGGTGATACTGCCACTGACGTGCGTGACGGCCTTGTTGCGGCTGTAAATGCGCAGACGTGGGGTGTGTCGGTGACGGCCACGGCACAGAGCACGAACGAGCTTGAAGTAGTGGTCGATGACACGACTACGACCTTGACCAACCTGGTCGGCAAAGAGAAGTGGAAGAACGGCTACTATGTCACCATCACGGGGGTGAACTACATCGTGCTGGAGCAAGAGAGCACAACCTCACAGCCTGCACTCCCGGCAGTGTCCGCATCGTACAACTTCACGGCACTCAACATCATGCCATCCGACATTCAGACCTACCTGACCGAACCACTTTACATCACATCATTCAGCGAGAGCGTGGCAGGCACGGCAAACATCAACGGCGTGCCCGTGATTGGCAACGTGCCGGCCAATGAATGTGTGGTGTACCAATTCGGTCAGAAGATATACTTTGAGCTGCCACTTTTGGCAGGAGAAATCATAAACGTGATATCAAAATGAATATGAAACGACTACTTTCACTTGTTGCATTTTTTGCAACACTTCAAGCGTCAGCACAGCAAGTCAACCCAGTGCCGGACTATGTCTTTGCCAACCGCATGAGCGCAGGCAGAAACACCGTGACGGACACCGCTGCATACTTCAGCATAGGCCCACGCTACGGGGCCACTCGTGGCATGATGCCTCCAATGGTCGTGGACACGGCCTCCTTCAGCGGCAACAAGCGCAATGGCTTGCTCATCTTCTCGGTGCAGAAGAATAAGTTTCTGTACTGGGATAGTGTAGGTGTCAAGTGGGCGGAGATGGCCGGGACGGCAGGTACTGCTTTGACAAGTGCTGATACTGCTGCATTGCTATCAACAAGGGCATGGCGGCAGAAGGGTATTGATAGTGTTGCACAATTTAGGATAAGATGGGACAAATTGTTCTTCTCTGGTGCTGCGTATTTATCAAAAATGAGAAGCGACTCTGTCATTTCAAACAGCGGACTTTATGAGACTTCCACCGATCTGGTTTTTGGTTCAACAACGGCACAAACCGGCTACCAAAGAACACTACAACTGCATAGAAATGTCGGATCTTCAGATGTAAGATTGATTTTCACAGATTCAACCACCGGTCAAACTACACCGAGCGGCTTGCATATCTATAAAGGGGCGCAGCAAGATGGCTTTTTCCATAATTATAGCAATGCAAATGTTAGGGTTTTTACTAATAATGTTGAACGCTTCAGAGTGACTTCTGGTGGTGAGACTATCCTCGGAACTTCATTCACAGATAATGGCGATTACGTTTTACAAGTGGCTGGCAATCAATATACTTCAGGGGGTGCAGTTTTTGGCGCAAGTTCAGGCAATGTTGGAATTGGTACCGCGCCGAGTGCATGGTCTGGATTTTCGGGTGTATTACAATTAAAATTTGGTGGTCATATAGTCACATCTGACAATTCTTTCATGCAACTCGGCACCAATAGTTTTTACAATGGAAGTAATTACGTGAGAGTAAATAATGGGTATAGCTCAAGGTATTTGCAAAATGATGGCGGGCATTTTTTCTCAAGCGCAACGACTTCTACCGCAGGAAGTACCGTAACTTTCAATGAGTACATGCGACTTACTCGTGACGGTGAATTTTGGCTTGGATACACATCAGATCAAGGCGCGTATATTTTACAAGCGAACGGCAATGCTTTAATAACGGGTAATATTAGAACCGCTGCGCCATCTGGCGGAACTGCAAATGATTGGAGACTTGGAACGGTCGCAACGGTCACCCCAACATCCCCAAATAGAACCATTGAGGTAAGCATTGGAGGTACAATCTATTATATTCATGCCAAGACCACAAATGATTAAATTTGTAGCATGAAAAAAGCACTCACACTACTGACTATCATGGCACTGATGTCGTTTCAGCCATCGCCAAAAAGTTACAAATTAGAATTGACCGCACAAGAGGTGCAGATCATATACGATGCACTTGGGGAACTGCCGGCAAAGCAGACAGAAACGATAAGATACAAGCTCATTCAACAAGTGACAGAGCAAAATAAACAAGATCAAAAATGAAGCAACTGATTACGCTGGCCTTAATGATTTTTTCATTCTCCGCTTTTGCGCAGAAGGATTCCACGCGGCCCAACAAGCGACCCATCGACAAGGTAAAGGTTTGGGTGAATGGTGTGGTGTACGATGCAGATGACATTGACGTGGTATGCGTATGGGATGACTTGGCTACGACTGCACGCTTTTATTACACGTTGTCCGATAGCACGGGAGCCGTGGTGACGAGCGGGAACGTTGAGCTGACGGGGGCGAAATATTTAGACTACGCCAACAAGCCGAACCATGATGATCGGGCGGTCGTGCTTGTGATGCGAGAACTCAATGTCCGTCAGCGAGAGCAGAGGGCGGCTACGCAGGCGGCTCGTCAGGCAGCAGCAGGCACAGCACCGAAGCAATGATGATAAAAGCCGGCACGCATGCTCCTCTTCGACTGCCTGAACTGATCGGGCAGTCGAGGATATTGCGTTACGCTGTGGAGTTCACGCCATCGTGCCGGTATCGGATCGGGCAAGACCAGAGCGATATCAACAAGCTCTTTGGGATTGGATACTTCCCACATCACCGGATGAACTCGGTCAGGTTTGGCTGGAGATACAGTGCCGGAGATTTCATCGAGATATTTGCGTACTGGTACGCACACCGTGAAAGAGGGTGGAAGATGATGGGTCAGGTGCCCATCGGCAGAGAGCATATCTTTGTGCTGACCACTGGATTATCGAACCACACGCTGCAAGTATATGGCAGAGGGATGGCGTGCACGGTGCCGGTGTTCCGACAAGGTTGGGGCTACGTCCTTCGTCCTTACTTCGGAGGCAACCAGAAAGCGCCACATGACATTGAGATAAAGATGAAAGAACTATGACACCTGGCAACTACACCATAAGAGCCTACCGCAATGACACATTGCAGCTCACCTTCACGCTGACAGATGGCAGCAACGTGCCCATCGACTTGTCAACTGCCACGATGCTCATGCAGGTACGCACGCATCCAGACGGTGACCTGAAGATGACTTTCAGTGAAGGTGACGGCCTGACGGTAGGTGGCACGAATAACAACGTGGTGACCGTCAGCAAGGTTGTCGCTTTGGATGGTTGCGCGTATCAATACGACCTTCAGGCAACCTTTGCCAGCGGTGTAGTGGTGACTTATGTGCGCGGTGCTTTTATCGTAACTGAAGATATTACCTTATGAGCGATGTAAATGTAACGGTGACCGGCACCTCGATCGGTGTGCAAATCGGGCAGCAGGAATACTATGGTTCGTTCTACTCGACCGTGGATCAAACCAATGCCGGAGCGACATCGGCCAACAAGATGACCTACAACACCACCGACTTGTCGAATGGCGTGAGCATCGTCAGCAACTCCCGCATCACGATGGCCAATGCCGGGGTGTACAATATCCAATTCTCCGCACAACTCGACAAGACTGACAGCGGAGATGACACCGTTCAGATATGGCTACAAAAGAACGGCAGCAATATTGCGAACAGCAACACGGAGACCACACTGACCGGCAATGCCGGTAAGCATGTTGCCGCATGGAATTGGTTTGTGAACGCTGCCGCCGGCGATTACTTTGAAATATGCTGGCACTCCATTGACACATCGGTTTTCATCAACTACATCGCCGCTGCTTCATCGCCATCTCGACCGGCCATCCCATCCATAATTTTAACCGTCAATAAAATAGCGTGATGACCTTTGAGATGATAGTATGGGCAGTGGGTTCAGTGGCATCCGTTCTGGGCATCTACATGCGGATGGAGATGAAGCTAAAGGAACTTGACATTCGTGTCAAGTCTCTTGAGACTACCGACCAGAAGATGAACGACAAGCTCGATCGGATCATGGAGCTTGTGAATGAAATCCGGCTTGAATTGAAAGACAAAGCAGATCGTTAATCATAAATAAAAAACAATGAAGAACTGGAAAACAACTGCCGCCGGTGTGCTTGTCGCACTGCTGGCCGCCGCCACCTACTTCGGATGGCTGACAGAAGAACAAGGCTTGTCGATCACCTCCGTCCTCACGGCCCTGGGCTTGATCGCCGCCAAGGATAACAACGTGACCGGCGGAAGTGTAAAGCAGTAAGATGCGATATCTTACAATTATCGCCATTTTTGGACTATTTGCGTGCAACACCGTTCAAAAGTCCCTTAAAAAGAAAGAGGCCATTGACGCGGCCATCGCCGACTATGTTGCCCGGAATCCTCCCAGAAGCGACACGGTGTACCTGCCGGGCGTGGAGCGTATCCGATATGATACGATTGTCAACGAAAATATCTACGTTGACACCATCCGGATCAAGGACACCGTGTACATTCGCAAGGTCAGGTACCAGGACATCGTGAAGACCATCATGAAGACCGACACGATGTATCGAGTCTTGGTAGACGATGCTGGTGCCCTGCTCCTGAAGCGTCAACTTGACCGCACATCCGGTGAGCTGGATGCCAAGAAGCGCAACTCCAAGGGCCTTCTGGTGGCCGTGATCATCTTATCGGCGTGTCTTGTGACCGCCGTGTCTATCCGTCTTTTCTCCCGCTGACATAGTGCTTTTGTGTGTGTGTTCGCCCTGCCATGTCTATGGTGGGGCTACACTATTTTAAGTACCTGAAAAATATTTGTAAAATAGTTGGAGAAATATTTGGAAGATATTGGAAGAATGGTGTACTTTTGATTCATCAAACAAACGCAATAAAACACACGCCATGAATCAGCACATCACAACCACGACCAGTCACATTGACATCATCGTTAGCCGCATCTCTTACGGCACTTACCAATGGACACTCTATGCCGGCGACATCCTACTGACCGCTGTCAACAACAATGCACGCGACTTCGATGAGTTCAATGACCGTCATAATCTTGAGCCGTCATACTTCGGTCAGGTCAAGCGCGACCTGGCTGACTACATCGCGGCGATGAATGGATGGTCAATCACTTTTACTGCATAATCTTAACCAATAAACACACACACAATGCACAGAGTAATTGCACGCACACGGAGCAAAGATGTCCCAGAGTCAGAAGCCAAGTCTTTTGTGCCGGATGGCATCCGGCAAGAAGCCGGCCCTTACATCATGTACTACCAGTTATTTGAAACCGAAGCAGAAGCCAGGTCGCTCATCATGCGCTCCATCATGAACCTCCACTGGTGGAAGGCTGATGAGATGAGGCTCAAGCTTATCGACTTCCTCTACCGCGACTATTATTGCACCGACAACGTTTTCGTGACCTACGATGATACAAAATACTCTAAAAACAATCTGAATGCAACTGAAGAAGGAAATCATTGACGAATGGAACGTCCTGCGCGAGCCGGGCGATGTCAAAAAACTCGCCGAACTTGCCCACTGCTCAAAGCAGCTCATCTACCACACGTTCTACACCGGCAAATGCCGGGAGGAGCTGTTCAACACCATCAGCCAGTTCTACATTGAACGGTCTAAAAATCTCCAATACATTCACCAACAAATTAAATCTTTATGATCACAGCGATTGTTGCCGTATTTGCTCTGCTCATGTTCATGTTCGCCACTTATGCCGCCATTGAGTACCGCCGCGAGTACAAGGCGCGGATGGATGCCTTCACCCTTGAGGACGAGTTCGTAGCCGACTACCTTGACTGCCAGGACACGCTGAAAGTAGCAACCTACAAGGACGGACAGAAGGTCATCGCTGCATTCAAGGAGCGGTGGACTGGTATCATGCGCAAGGATCGGGTCGATTACTTTGTCAAGACCATGACCGAAAGCCTTGAGTATCGCATCATCTATAACCAATTCTCTATTAATTAACGCCAATAAAACAAAACACAAATGGCACTCGGAAATTCAAATTCAGCAATTTACTTGTCGGTCAGTGACGGCAAGATCGTGCGCCGGTTCAAGGAACCAACGGCGCAGAGCAAGGCACGCACCAACAAGCTGGGCAACACCGTGCATGAGGAGTCTTATGACTTCGTTGAGGGCATGATCACCGCCATCAAGGTCAGAGACACAGACTTCGGCAAGTTCTGGTGCGTCAACATTCAGGATGGCTCTGACTCTTACATCCTTCAGTTCCAGTACAGCGGCGGCAATGCCAACTGCTTCTTGAAGTCCATCCCCAATGCCGACCTGCGCAAGCCGATCAAGATCCGGCCGGCCGTTGAGATCGATGGTGACAAGAAGCGGAGCAAGCTCTTCCTGGTTCAAGATGACAAGGCCCTCCGGTGGTTTTGGACAAAGGACAATCCTGGAGACATGCCCAGCCTGAAGAAGATCAAGATCAAGGGCGTGGAGCAGTGGGATGACAGTGATATGATGGAGTTCCTGGAGGCTTATGTCAGCGAGCACATCACGCCAAAGCTCGGCGGTGGTGACATTGCAAATGCGCAGGAAGATGAAGATGTTCCATTTTAATTAAACCAATCAACACACACACAATGAGCAAGTTTATCATCGACATGCAGGCGCGTCAGCTCACTATGCTGGATGCTCGCTTTTATTACGCGGAGGGAAACTTTTATCCCTCCGTCACCACGATCCTTGAAGCGTACCCGAAGGACGCCGCCTACTTCAAGTGGATCAAGGAGGTCGGCACAGATGCCGACACCATCCGGGACGAAGCCGGGCGGCGCGGGTCGGTCGTGCATGACCTGACGGAGCGATACGACAATGGCGAAGAGGTCAGCCTGCTGAACATGGACGGCAATCTTCAGTTCAAGATGAGCGAGTGGTCGATGTTCGAGCGTTATGTTGACTTCGTCACAAGGTTCAAGCCTGACTACTACATGAACGAGCAGAACTTTGTCAGCCCTGCGCTGGGCTTCGCCGGCACTATTGACCGCTTGGCCTGGCTTGATGGGAAGCTGACGCTGATCGACATTAAGACCAGCAACAACATTCACGACTCCTATTGGCTTCAGCTTGCTGCTTATGCCGCTCTGGTGCATGTCCTGACCTCTTACCGGATTGATCAGGTGGCGATCCTTCACCTCAATGCCAAGACCCGTACGCTGGGCACGAAGGGTGCCGTGCAGGGCATTGGATGGCAACTGCTTAAGAAGGACATTGAGGACAACATCGCTGACTATGATCTCTTCAAGGTCACAAAACAGCTCTGGGAAGCGCAGAACAAGGACGCGAAGCCACGCCAGGTATCCTACACATTGACGCATAAAAAGCCATCCGATGCAGGCGTTCAATGATGCGACATGTCCCAAGTTCGTGTACCAGGGTCAGCCATTCATCACGTTCTACCTGAAGCCGGGCAAGATTGCCATCAACGGCATCGCCCGAAAGTTCATGGGGCTGAACGTGGGCGATATGGTGGAGTTCTACTGCAAAGAGATAGATGGGTCAATGGAGTGGTACATATCTCCGGTGCATGCCAATGGGTTCAAACTATCAAAGCACACCGGGTCAAATACACTGGTATTTACGCGGAAGGATCTTATCATCTCGATCTTCAACAGCCTATTTTATGAGGGCGGGATGGCACGTGCTTACGTCCTACGGAAGAGGCGCGTTGAAGACAAATGGGTTTTCAAGCTCGACACATCACAAATCAAAAACAAGTAAACACACACACAATGAAATTTAAGATCTACGACACGACAAATGTCAAGTCAGGAGTAAGAAGCTCGAAGCCGATGATCCGGATTGCACGCAAGAGCGGCACGGTAAATTTCAACAAGGGTGCTGCTGCGCACTTCTCATTGGTTGAAGGCATCCGGGTCAGGTTCCTTCAATCAGAGCAAGAGCCTGGTGATTGGTTTGTCCAGTTCGGGCACAAGGATGGCTTTGCTTTGCGGCAGTCATCTGATAAGAGCAACTTCATCTTCAACTCTTCCGCAATGGTGGCAGAGATCATGAAGTCGGTTGAGTGCTTTGACAAAGGCATGAACCTTGGCATCGGTGAGACGGTCACATACGGCAAAATTGAAGCAACTGCACTGATCACCATCAAAAGCACGCAAAAATGACACAAGAGCAACTTGAGCAGATCGAAGCATGGCGCGAAAGCCTTGACGTAAAGCAAAATGATGAGCACATTGTCAACGCCATGTGGCTGTCAGAAGAGATGTGGGAGAGGCATCATGTCATAACTCGTGCTTCCAATGAAATCATAAAGCTTTCAGGCTCAAAAAGTGGCAATGAACACAAAATTGAGTTCGGCACTTACATGATGATGTTTTGCGTGACGCTTATGGAATACATCTGGATGCCGCATGATATCATCAAAGCGATCACAGCTGATCTTGATGATTTAGGTACGATGCCTGAAGAGTTCATCTTCATTCATAAAGAGTTCCGGGATGATTATGTTGTGAGCATGTGCTACATCGGCACCAATGATGAGGGGCATGATTATGAGATTCATAGTGCGATAAAAATATGCGACACCAAGACCGAAGCAGAAGCACTGACCGCCATACTCAACCACGCAAACAAAGCCGGTTATGATGCAGTTACGAGGCTATCAGCTTGACATAATAGAGAGGGGGACTGACATCCTCCTCTCTCATTCCATCCTCTACCTTGCGATGGAGGTGCGGACGGGCAAGACATTGACTTCGCTGAACATTGCCGAGAAGGCTGGAGCGACCTCGGTGCTGTTCGTTACCAAGAAGAAAGCAATGTCGAGCATCGAGAAGGATTATGAGTCGCGCAAGTTCACCTTTGAGCTTGACCTCCTGAATTACGAGGCACTGCATAAATTGTCAGCCGATGACATTGCAGGATATGACCTTGTGATATGTGACGAGGCCCATTGCTTGGGAGCGTTCCCAAAGCCATCACTGCGCACCCAGCAACTCAAGCAGATAGTCGGCACGAAGCTGCTGATCCTGCTCTCCGGCACTCCCACACCGGAGTCGCACTCACAGATGTACATGCAGATGTACATATCAGAGCATTCACCTTGGAAGCAGTACCGGAACTTTTACGAATGGGCGAAGGACTATGTCACGGTGAAGAAAAAGTATGTGTACAACCGTGAGCTGAATGACTACTCGCATGCTGACCGGGGGCGCATTGATTCGGACATGAAGCACCTCATGATCTCGTTCACGCAAGAGGAGGCAGGGTTCGTGCAGAGCATCGAGGAGGTGCGCATGGAGGTGAAGATGAAGGATGCCACTTATGACGCAATACGGCGGCTATTACGGGACAATCTGCTCAAGACAAGTCAAGGTATGGTCGTCGCAGATACTGCCGCTAAATTGCAACAGAAGGCGCATCAGATGTATTCAGGCACGGTCATCATTGACGAGGCCGATGACATGACTGAAGGAGAGACGAAAGCGCAGGTATTTGATGTCACAAAAGCAGAGTTCATTCGTGACAACTTCAAAGGGCAGAAGATCGCCATCTTCTACAAATTTAAGGCCGAGGAGCACATGCTCTACCTTGCTTTTGGTCAGCGCATCACGAAGGACTCTGATGAGTTCAACGAGTCAGGAGCCGACCGCGTGTATATCTCGCAGATCCAAAGCGGAAGGGAAGGGGTGAACTTATCATCGGCTGATTGCATCATCATGATGAACATTGACTTCAGTGCAGTCAGTTACTTCCAGTCACGGGCGAGGCTCCAGAGCAAAGACCGTGAGCGGCCGGCGATGGTGTACTGGATTATGGCAGAAGGTGGCATTGAGCAGAAGATATACGAGCGTGTACAAGACAAGAAGGACTACACCTTGTTCCACTTCAAGCGAGATTTTCTATCTTGATTTCAGTATTTGTGAAATAATGGTGATAATTTCACGTTTAATGAAATAAACCACAAAATGAAAAAGACAATTTTTATTCTCATGCTGTCCTTCAGCCTATCCACCAACGCGCAGGCGGGTGGCATCTGGGACGGCATCAAAGAAGCGGCCAAGGGGGTCGGCTGGATGTTTTACATGGAGGCGTGCAAGCTTACCTGGGCACTGTTCTCGGAGGAGGGCCTGAACATCGGGAACCTGAAATACTATTGCACTCACCCGCAGCACGACATTCTGCACAAACCGAACCGCAAATGACAAGTAAAAGATGGCAGCTCGTCTGCGACTTATTCTGGTATCTGATCAAACACATGTGAACATGAAAAAGCACACACTAACAATCGCACTTTTAGCAACACTTACGCTCTCATCCTGCTCATTGTTCCGTCACATCGAAGGGCCGGGGCATGGCAAGCCGGAGAACTGGCATGATGTGCATCGAGGCGATCAGCGATTTATCGCAATCTTGACCGGATTCATGACCGCTTTTGTAATAGGATTTTTCGCCACGCAAACGCCGTGGATAAAGAGATGACCCGGATGGTTTGTGTACCCGAGTTATTTCAAGCACCTCTTTGAAGGTCAAGGTAGAACGCACCATTGGTGTGAATGTGGGTTCGAATCCCTCACTCGGGTCTTTGCATAGGGGTTTTTGGTTTGTTTTGGATTAGGACAATCACATCCCTGCGTTTCTACGCTGGGGATTTTTATAGTCAGGTAGCTCAATGGCAGAGCCCTGGATTGTATCCGGGAGACGCAGGATCGAACCCTGTCCTGACTACGAGGGGAAAGTAACTTAAAGAGAGCCCTAAATGGAGAATCTTCGCAACTTATCTAGGTTATGCGAAGTGCGACCGCCGGTAATGATCTCAGCAAGTGACACACGGGGAGAGACCCGACCAAGTCAGGTGGCGGAAATGGAACGCCCAACACGGCAAATGTTGGACATACAGGTTCGAATCCTGTCCTGACTACTTAAACACACACAAAATGCTACAAGCACTAAAGCGAACGATGAACACGATCGAAGAAAAGTTCAATGGGATGATTGCACCTGACCCATTGCAGCGTCAGGAAGGTGGCGAACATTATAAGGGCATGAAGATTCAGCCTGTGGAGTTCGTGCACGCAAACAACATCCCGTATCTGGAAGGATGCGCCATCAAATACCTCTGCAGGCATAGAGCAAAGGGTGGGGTGGTGGACTTGCTCAAAGCCAAGCACTACATCGACCTTATCATATCTCTTGAATACAAAAATCAGCAGCCATGAATCGTTCAAAGAATGAGATAAAGAAGTTCATTGACGAACTGCCACCAGAGTTCGAGGCCATAAGGCACAAGGCAGAGAAGCTGCTCGATGCGCATCGTGATGATGTGATCGCGGCCTATGTCCATGCCGGTGATGGCTACCTTGACAAAGATGCGCTCATTGAATCAGCGGAGGCTTATTATGAGAAGCGTCACACCACTATCTGAAGCGGTCATCCAGCGTCAGGTCATGAGGGCATTGGAGAAGGAAGGGTGGACATGTGTTAAGCTCATCCAGACCAACCTTAACGGCATGCCTGACCTCTTGTGCATGCGTCACGGCATGACGATGTTTGTCGAGGTCAAGAGCGAGACCGGCAAAGCTTCTGCGATGCAATTACATCGCATCCAGCAACTCAAGATGAATGGCTTTGGTGCGTATGTGGTATCAAGCGTGAAACAACTTTATTTGAACGGATTAATCAGAGAACTATGAAACTGACAGAGAACTTCGATTTGCATGAATTTTCCTGCAATGATGGCACACAAGTGCCGCCGATATACCACGATAATGTGATTGAACTTGCCAAGAACTTGCAGATCCTGCGCGATTATATCAAGCAGCCGATAAGCATCAATTCAGCGTATCGTCACCGGGCTTACAACACCAAGATCGGAGGCAAGCCGAATAGCCAGCACCTGACGGCCAGTGCGGCAGATATCACCGTCAAGTCGATGTCACCGAGGAAACTCAAGGGCGTAATCGAGAAATTGATTGCGCAAAAAAAGCTTTGGTTTGGTGGAATCGGTCTTTACCCTGGCTTCGTGCATGTGGACATAAGGGACACACCCGCGCGGTGGTAGTACCTTTGGGTAACCACAAGAAGAATGAACAAAGGAGATATTGCAAGAGAGGCGCGGGATAAGTATGGATGGGAGATGCCCACATTGAAGCTTGCGAGGATAATTTATGCCGAAAACAAGCTGATCTACACAAATTTGGAGGATGCACGCAAGGTGCTCCGTGGCATTGAAGGGAAAGCAGGCAAGGGAGACAGCGGGAGATATCGCAGGACTGCTCCTGCAGAGATACAACAGACCCACCGGCCACGCAATCCGTACAACTTACCGGAGAGTTCAGAGACATCATACGAGCCGTACAAGGTGCCTGGCAAGCGGGTGCTGGTGTTATCGGACATTCACCTTCCGTACCATTCATTAAGCGCACTGGAGGCTACATTCGACTTCACGAAGGGTGAAGACATCGACACGATCGTGCTGAATGGTGATACGCTTGACTTCCACGGGTTGAGTCGATTTGTCAAAGACCCGAAAGCCCGAAGCGTGGCGCATGAGCTGGCATCGTTCAAGGACTTCATGATGGCACTCCGGGCATTGTTCCCCAAAGCCTTCATTATTTACAAAATGGGCAACCATTGCGAGAGGTATGACCACTTCTTGATTCAGAAGGCACATGAGATCATCGGGGTCGATGAGTTCGACTTCCGCAATATCATCAAGGCAAGAGCTGACGGCATTGAGGTCGTAGGTGACAAGCGCATCTTGAAGCTCGGTGCGCTAAACCTTGTGCATGGGCATGAGTTCGGTGGGTCGATATTCTCACCGGTCAACATTGCGCGTGGCTTGTTCCTCCGGGGAAAAGTGTCTGCAATGCAAGGACACAACCACCAGACCAGCGAGCACACAGAATCGAATATGAACGGAGAGATTACCACCACCTATTCGGTCGGGTGCCTTTGCGAGCTTCACCCGGCGTATCTTCCGATCAACAAGTGGAACCACGGCTTTGCCATTGTCGATGTCGATGGGGAAGCGTTCCATGTGCGTAATTACCGGATCCATAAAGGGGAGGTCTTATGATGGGCATAGAACTGAAAGATGCGGATGAAACGACCGAAGACGGTGCATATCTGCTCGACATTATCGAGAATCAACTCTCGGTGGTCGTGACCATCAGCGAGATGGATGGTGTACTTTATGATGAACTGACCGATGACCGCATCAAGACAATGGCCGGAGCGTTCAGGCTGATCAGAGAGGCACAGCGGAAACTTTTGGAGGACGTGAAGAAAATGGGGAAGGGGTAGTATATTTGTGGGAACCAAGCGTAGGGATACCGCTTGATGAAACTATTTAATGGCCCTAAATGGCCGGGAGCGTCTTTGACGCTGTATCCCCCCGGTCGTTTAGGGCTTAATTATTTTGTATGAATAAGTATGATTTATTCTTAAAGACCGGTCATGTGATGACATTTGAGGCACCTTTGAACGCTAACAATTTTAAGTACCCAATGATGGTATCCAGCGCTGAAAATAGTGCTTCTGCAGAGCTTGATTTTCACAAAATTCGTATTTTTTGCGACTCCTATTACAAATACTACAAATTCCCAAGATTGTGGTCTATTGAAGTAAATGGCTCAAATATAAAAGTTCAGACTCAAAAAGAGCCATGTAAAGAAACATGCATATACATCATGGATATCTGGCAGGGTGCTATGGGATTTATTGACGGCGAATGTGTAATTATTAAGTCAAAAAGTTTCAAATGAACATCTACGAATACATACAAGAAGGTGAAATCATTGATAAGGCTTGCTTTCTCGCAGCGCAGGAACTTATTACAAATGGCATTCAGGTCATCCCACTCAAGCCGGACAAAAGCCCGACAAAGGAGATACCAAATGTGCATAAACTGATACAAAACCCAATCAATTCACACAATGTCAGCTACTTTTTTGAACGTGATGATGTGCATATCGGCATCATGCTTCGGCGCAACATGGAGGTGATAGACATAGATGAAAAGGTGCAGCCCGGCATTACACGCAAGGTGTTGAACACCTTGGAACTTGCCGATCCTGACCTTTACGCAAAGCTTGTCATATCTCGTACACCATCCAAAGGGGCGCACATTTATTATTATGGAGAAACAGTAGGCGGGGATGGCGCACTGGCTAAATGCCACAGCGGGAAAGGAACGGCGGCAAAAATAGAGCGGCTTGATGAGTCAAATAAAAGATATGTAAAGACTGCGCCATCGCCAGGCTACTTCTTCCAGCAAGGCAATCCGATGACGATGCCCACGCTGACAAGTGATGAGCGAAATTTTATCATCGCCATCTGCCGATCGTTCAATGAAGTGGAGATTGATCCTGCACCCAAGTTTGACAAGCAGCGTGATGATGCTCCTTACAAGGTCTTCAATGAGCAACATGACTGGCGGTATATCCGTGATGAGATCGTGGAACGTGGCTGGAAGGTCGTGCGTGAGCATGATGACCGTCTTGTAATTAAGTCACCAAGCACATCGCAGGCGCATTCAGGAAGCATCTGGAAGGATACGGCAGAAAAGTACACGCTGAAGAACTGTCTCTACCTATTCACACATAATTCAGAGTTTGAGCAAGGCAAGCCATACGGGCCGTTCGACATTTACAAGACCTACTATCATGACGGAAATTTCATGCGTGCTCAGGCTAAACTTGCGGAGGACGGATACGGGCGCAATATTGTCAACGAGGGTCAGTTTTGGGTCAAGGTAGGCAACAAGATTCAGGTCAAGTACACTGAACTGAACTGGTATTTTAAGGAGCTTGGATACCGGACATACAACGGTCAGATGGTTCAGGTGATCAACAATGTGGTCAGCATCAGAGAGCCCAAGGATATCGTCAGGCAATTTCTCAATGAATTAGAGGCTGAAGTGCGTGACTATTTTCATGAGCGGGTCGGCACTATCTTCTCCGAGAACGGTGGCTTCATGGCCATGATGGATGAACTTGACGATAATTTCATTCAGGACACAGCTGATTGCACATGGCTTTTCTTCCGCAATCGGGCAGTGAAGGTATGGGCTGATCGGATTGAGTACGTGCTATACAAGGAGATGCAAGGTTATATCTGGGAGGATAGCATCATTGACCGGGATTACCAACACGCAGAGCACAAAGATTGCGATTCGGCCAAGTTCATCAGCATCCTCGGCGGGGAAAATGTTCAGAAGCTTGAGGCGATCTTGGGATACGCGATGAATCGACACAAGGATGATCTGATTACCAAGGCAGTAATCTTGATGGAGGACATTGACCCGGAGGATGAGGGGGAGAGCCAGGGCCGGTCAGGCAAGGGACTTGTGTTCAAGATGATTGAGAAATTTCGCAAGGCATGCCGGATGGATGGCAAGTCATTCAACTTTCACGACTCATTCCTTTGGCAGAACATTGAGTTCGACACTGACATCATTTTCATTGATGATGTGGAAAAAAGTTTCCATTTTACGAAACTTTACAGCGTAATTACCGAGTCTCTTCAGGTCAACAAGAAGAACCAAAAGCAAGTCATCATCCCATACGAGAAGTCACCCAAGATATTTATTACATCCAACTTCGCAGTAGGAAATTCTGACGAGTCAACCATTGATCGCAAGTTTGAGTTTCCGGTCGTTAAGCACTTCAATGCACGGCATAAACCGATTGACGAGTTCGGTCGTGCGTTCTTTAGCGGCTGGGACGAGCAGGAATGGGCCAAATTTGACAATTACATGATCTATTGTGCCAAGACATGGCTGGCATCAGATAGGCGAAATTTGAGCCATTTAACGGCCAATAGCGCGAATCGTACTTTGATAAAGGAAACGCACCCCGATTTTGTCAATTACATGGATGATCAGCTTGCGATGAACTTCTTTGATTTCGCTCCGGACTGCCTCAAGACGGCACGGGTCACCACCAATGAGGGCAAACTTGTGACCAATGCGGTCAACCTGGCGCAGTTCTATGTCAATGAAAAAAATACCGATTATTACCTAACGATGAAGAAGGAGGACATGATTGAAAAGCTCAAAAGCATTCCAAAATTGACCACCACCAAGCTGACGCAATGGCTTAAAATTTGGTGCCGTGAGCGTGATGTCAAGGCAGATTTGTCATACAAAAA